AAGAAGTATCCTCCACCTAAGTTCCCCCCGGGTTCGAACCGTTTTCGTCGGAAAACGCGCTGACCAGCGGAAACACGGCCCGGTATGCTCTGGATCATGCTGACCGACGACGGCGACCGGACCGATACCGCGATCGAAGCGGCCGCCGACGCGCTACTAGCGATGTGCGCCGTCCAGACGGGCGCCAATCCCGCCGACGCCGCGCGCCGGGCACTAGACGCGATCGCCACCGTCTACGGACGCGCCGAACGAGAGGCACACCATGCCGACTGACCCGCTGTTCACCGTGCTACCCGGCCCGCACGGCCGGTTGCGCCGGCTGTTGGCAGAGCAGACCGGCGGCCGGGACCTCCCCGGGGACCTCTTGCACCTCGTGGAATCGTTGGCCGACCGGATCGACGCCGCCAACGCCGCCGGCGCTTACCGCGGGTTCGTGATGCTCACCGCTGAGTACCGCGCCGCTCGAGCGGAACTCTTCGGTGACGCCGCGCCGGCCGATGACTCGTTCGACAACCTCATCGCCGAACTCGCCGGCAACGATGACGACGCCGTCGCCGCCACCGCGGTACGCGACCCCGCGGAGTAGCCGACCGACATACGGGCCGCGGATCGGCCGGTTGTCGGCGGCGCTGTTGCGGCGCCCGTTCATGCCGTGGCAACACACCGCGGCGGCGTTGGTCAACGAACACGACGCCGCCGGCGTCCGCACGAACCCTTTTGTCGTCTGCACCATCCAACGGCAAGCCGGCAAGACGTCGTGGCTGCTCGCTGAAGCCGTCGAACGGTGCATGCTGGGCCTACCCAACCGGCGCGTCTGGTATACGGCGCAGAACGGCCAATACGCCCGGGAAAAATGGGGCGAACTCGTCGCGGAACTCATGCAACCCGGGGCGCCGCTCCGCGACCGGGTCGTGGTCAAGTCGACCAACGGCGCCGAACGGCTGATCTTCCCCAACGGGTCGACGTTCCGGCCGTTCCCGCCGACGAAGGACGCGCTACACAGCATGCAATCCGACCTCGTCATCGTCGACGAGGCATGGAAACACGACCTCGTCCGCGGCGGCGAACTGTTGCAAGCGATCAACCCGACGCAAGCCACCCGGCCCGGCGCGCAAGTCGTGCTCGTGTCGACGGCCGGCACGAAAGATTCGAAGTGGCTTCGCTCGTTCGTCGACCGCGGCCGCGGCGGCGACCCGGGCGTGACGTACCTCGAGTGGGCGATCCCTGACGACGCCGACCCGTTGGACGTCGACGCCGTCGTGGCGGCGCACCCGGCCGCCGGCCGCACCATTGACCGGGAATTCTTGGCCCGGGAAGCGGTGATCATGGCCGACTCACCCGGCGAGTACGCCCGGGCGTACGGCAACCGGTGGACCGACGCCGCGGAACGCGTCATCACCGCGGCCGCGTGGGCCGCGATCCGTCACCGTGACGCAACACCGGCGGATGGTGTGGCGCCGGCGATCGCCGCCGACGTCGCCATCGACCGGTCGGCGGCCGCTATCGTGGCGTGCTGGCCAACCCCGGAAGGCGTTCCGGTGCTCGAGGCGATCCGGTGGGTGCCGGTGAACGACGCCGCCGGCATCCTCGCCGGCATGCACGCCGACCACGGCGCCGACGTGTGGCTTGACGGTGGGACGGGCCCGTCGGGAACCCTCGTCGATCAACTCACCCATCGTGGTGAGTTGCCGCCATGGGTGCACACGTTGTCGACCCGGGAACTGTCCACCGCGTGCGCCACGATGATGGACCGCATCGACGGCCGAACGGTGCATCACCGGGGTGAGCCGATGCTTGACGACGCCGTCGCCGGCGCCGGCAGGCGCGTCATCGGTGACGGTTGGGTCTGGGGTCGACGCTCGAGCGCCGTACATGTGGCGCCGCTCATCGCCGCGTCGATCGCGTTGCACGGGCACACGCACCGGAAGCCGGCGCCGGCCCGACCCCGTGTCTACGCCGCGTAGGCGCTAGATTTGCCAGCGCCTACGCGGCGTGTAGCCTCACCGTAGGCGCTGAAAAGGTTAGCGCCTACGGTGGAAGGATTAGAAATGGTGCACAGTACGGAAGTCGTGGTGTCACAAGAGGACATCGACGCGGCGTTGCGGAAAGACTCGTCTAGGTGTGTGGTGGCTACCGCGATCGCCCGGGAATTTCCGAAGGCGTCCCGGATCATTGTCGACGTTCATTCGATCAAGTTCACCGACGGTGCGCGCCGGTATACGTACCTCACCCCGCCCCGGGTGATGGATTACATCGTGGCGTTTGACGCGGGCGACGTGTTGCACCCGTTCAAGTTCCGGCTACGCACCGACCAACGACTTATTCAGCAACGCCGCGCCGCAACGCCGGAAGGTCTCGCGCTCAACCGTGCCCGCAACCGTGCGCGAGACCGGAAGACAAAGCTAGAACAGGTGTCGGCCGACCCGACGGCGTCACCCGCCAAGATCGAAGTCGCGTCGGATGAGTACGCGGCCGCGGTTGCCGAAGTGGACGCCGTGAAAGCGGCGACCGGCGCCGTGATCCCCCCCGGCAAGACGCGTGCTCGTTCCCCGAAACCACTTCGGCCAGTGGAAGACATGAGCGACGTACCGGCGGAAGAGGTTAAGCCGGTGTCGAACGGCCGCACGACCGTGTTCTACCGCAATCACCGGGAATACGGGCAGCGTGCCATGCGCGTTAACCAGCATGACGACGCGCCGGGCGACTTCCGCGGCCCGCTGGACATCGACGCCTAGCGGCCGTCGATTACGCGGCGTGATGGTGGCCCGGGCGTGACCTCACCCGGGCCGGTAGTGCCCGTCCGGTGCGCACCGGTGGTCAACCGGCACGTCTGCCGGTCGGGTTATCCGCCGGCGATCCTACCGGCCGTCGATCATGGGTGCGGCCGGCCGCGCCGGGATCGGCAGGCCAAGCAACACGTACAGCGCCGCGGTGGGTACCCGGGCCGTGCCGGCCGTGGTGATGGTGGGTATCTCACCGCGGGCCACGGCCCGGTACGCGGACCGCTCACTCATCCCCAACAGTTGCCCGGCGACCGGGACGGTGAGCACCGGCACCGACCACGGTGACGGTAGGCGGGTTGTCACCGGGTGACTCACAGTGCCACACAGTGCCACGCAGCGCCGACAGCCGGCCGCCGGCGGCGATCGCCCGGCATGATCCCGGCCATGGGTTGGTTGTCGCCGTTCACCTCGCTCGGGCAGGCGTTGTCGATCCCGTCGCCGCTCGTGCCGCAGATCGAAGCCTGGACGACATCGCAACTCGAGTCAGTTGTTTGGTCCGACATCATGGGCACCGGCGAACCGTTGCCGATGACCCGGGCCGAGGCGATCATGGTCCCGGCGTTGGCCCGGGCCCGACATCTGACGGCCGGCGCGATCGCCGGGTGCCCGCTGACGGCGTGGAAGGGTGGCGCCCGGGTGGACCCGACGCCGTCGTGGGCGATCGCCACCGACGGGCAGCTAGGGACGTTGCCGCCGGCCCGGCGGACCGCGTTGGCGTTGCACGCCGGCCAGTCGCCATGGTGGCGGATGGTGTGGACCGTCGACGATCTCATCTTCTACGGCGCGTCGCTGTGGCTCGTGACGCAAGCGGACCCCGATGGCCGGCCGTTGCGGATGGCCCGGTTGCCGTGGTCGACGTGGAGCGTCGACCAGGAAGGACGGGTCACCGACGCCGACGGCCGGCCGTTCGCTGACAACGAACTAAGGGTGATCCCCGGCCCGCACGAAGGGTTGATCAACTTTGCCCAGCGGACCATCCGGGAAGCGTCGACGCTCGAGACGTCCGCGGCGGACATCGCCCGGCGGCCGTTCCGGCTCGAGCTCCACCAGACCACCGACCTCGAGCTGACCCGGGAAGAGCGCGCCGAACTCGTCGGCGCCACCCGTCAAGCGTTGTCCGATAACAACGGAATTCTATTCACCAACGCGGCGATCGAAACAAAAGACCACGCCGTCGACTCGCACGAACTGTTGATCGACGGCCGGAACGCGTCCGCGGTGAATATCGCCCGGGTCGTGTCCATTCCGGCCGCCATGATCGACGCCACGACGGCCGGCGCTTCGCTGACCTACGAAACGACGGCCGGCCGTAACGCGGAGTGGGTGGATTACGGGCTAAGCCTTTATCTGGACGCCATCGAAGCCCGGTTGTCAATGGATGACGTCGTGCCGGCCGGGACGTCGATCGCTTTTGATACCACCGAATTAACGTCGCTCACCGTGCCCGCCACCGGGCTACCCAAGGAGGATTAACCGTGACTCACCTTCCGCACCTCGTGTTGTGTGATGCGTCGGCGTTGTCGCTGACCATCACCGCGCCGTCGGTGCTCACCGCGGCCGCCACGACGGCCGGCAGCGACCGGCGGTTGGCCGGGTTGGCGTTGCCGTTCGGTGCGCCCGGGCAGACGTCCGCCGGCCCGCTGACGGTGAACGCCGGCGCCGTGCAGCTGCCCACCGACCTCCGCCGGGTGAAGCTGTTCACCGAGCACGGCCGGCAAACACCGGTCGGGTACGCCACCGAAGCCACGGAATCGGCCGACGGGTTGCGGATGGCGTTCCGGGTCGGCGCGACCCCGTCGGGTGATGCCGCGTTGATCGAAGCGGCGGAAGGCATCCGCGACGCGCTGTCCGTGGAACTGTCCAATGTCACCGTCGCCGACGGTGTCGTGACGGCCGCCGAACTCGTCGCCGTCGTGTTGACCAGCGTTCCGGCGTTTGCTGACGCTAGGATCGCGGCGAACCGGCCGGCCGTGGCCCCTGTGGCGTCCCCCCTGCCACCGGGCCCGGCCGCGCCGGCCCACCCGGCCGCCGGGATGGTGATCGACGTATCCGGCGGGTCGTTGCCGCCGGAACTCACCCGGCGCCGCGGCGGCGCCGTCGCGCTCGCCGCGGTGATGCCGGCCATGGCGGCCGCCATCCGGGACAACGACATCGGCCGGGTGAACGCGGCGCTGTCCGACGTCGTCCCGGGCATGGACACCGGCGGCGGCGCCACCGGCACCGGGCAATGGTTGGGCGAATTGTGGTCACCGATCGCCCAAGAACGGCACTTTTGGCCACGGGTGCAACACCAGACGTTGACGACCGGGCTAAAGGTCTACGGGTGGAAGTGGGGCGTGATGCCGGCCGTCGGCCCGTACGCCGGGAACAAGACGGCGATCCCGTCCAACGCCGTCACGATGGTCCCGGCGGAAGCGCCGATCACCCGTTACGCCGGCGGTTGGGACATCGACCGTATCCTCGTCGATCTGGGGGAACCCGGGTTTTTGGAATCGTTCTTCCGGGCCGCTACCGTCGATCTGGGGAACAAACTCGAGGCCGGGTTAGCGGACGCGATCGAAGCGGCCGCCGGCGTCGGCGGCACGGCGCCCGACGTCTACTCCGCGGTGTCGCTGGCGATCCGCACGTTGATCGCCGCCGGCGCGACCCCGGCCGCCGTCGGGCTGGCGTCCGACGTCTGGGCCGACCTCGTCGAATCGCCGCGGTCGACGTCGCCGTGGTGGCTACCGGAACAGGCCAAACTCTCGTTGGGCGGCGAGACGGCCGACCTCACCGACCTGGGCGTGTTCCTGGCACCGTCGCTCGACCCCGGCGAGGTGTTGGCGTGGGATAAGCGGGCCGTCACGACCTACGAAGCCTCGCCGATGCCGGTACGGGTGCAGGCCGTGAACATCCCCAACGGTGGCATCGACCTGGGCGTGTTCGCCTACTCGTCGACCATCGTCAACGACGCCCGCGGCGTCGCGCTCGTCACCGTGACGACCGTCCCGTAACCGATGACCGGACCCGTTGCGCCCGTGTGGCTGTCAGTTGCCGACGTCAAGGACCAACTACGGATCGCCGGCGGCGACACCACCGACGATGCGTTGATCACCCGGTGCGCCGCGGCCGTCGAACCACAGGTGCAACGGGCCCGGCCCGACCAGGCCGGCGCCGACGGGTACGCACCCGACGCGGAGGTCTACCAAGCGGCCGTGATGCTGGCGGCCCGGTTGGTGCGCCGCCGGAACTCACCCGGCGGCGTCGAAACGTTCGGTGAATCCGTAACCTACGTGTCACGGATGGACCCGGAAATAGCCCGGGCGTTGCACACCGGCCCATATGCCCGGCCCGGTGTCGGATGAACGTCGCCGGCGCCGTGCAATCCATCGTCGACCGACTGTTGGCGGCCGGTGTGCGGC